CAGCGGAAGGAAACCCTCTAAAACATAAGACTGAACGTGATCCTGAACGTCGAGCTAGTTTGACTATTGAAATTGAAGCCATTGTGAGGTTGGCACGTCGAAATTCAGAAAGGCTGTTTTACCACCTTTACAATCTAGATTTTCGAGGGAGAATCTACCCAAATTCTGCATATTTGCACGAGCAATCGTCTGACAATGCAAAGAGTCTGTTGCTGTTTGCCAAGGGGGTTCCCCTGGGAGAAACAGGGTTGTACTGGTTGTTGCTCCATGGTGCGAACACCTGGGGTAATGACAAGGTCTCTCTTGATGACCGAGTCGAGTTTTGTCTAACAAACTATGACACTTTTGTGGAGTATGCACGAAATCCCTATGAAGTCAGAGGTTGGATGGAGGCTGATAAGCCTTTTAGCTTTCTAGCTTTTTGTCATGAGTTAATGTATTTGCAAGATTGGGTGTCAGCTGGAAACCTCCAGAATGAGTTTGTTTCTAACCTAGTGTTGTATCTCGATGGTAGCTGTAATGGCACACAGCATCTCGTAGCAATGTCTAAAGATGAAGAGCTCGCACCTTACGTAAACCTGGTCCCTGAAGAGGTGCCAGGAGACTTGTACAGTTATGTTGCGGACAAAGTCTGGGCTAGGCTCGACCGTCTTGCAGCTGCTGTACCCCCTGAGATTGCTTGTCAGCTAGACGATGTTTTGAATCGTCTTGAGACACTGCAAGAAGCCTATGACACAGCTCCTGCAGGATCTGAACGCAAGGCGATTGCCTACACTGAGGTCCAAACTTGGCGTAATAACAATCGTAAGCTGCGTGAGATGCTCTACCCGATCTATTGGGCGCGCATCACAGATCGGAAGCTACGGCGTAAGTTAGTTAAGCGGGGAGTAATGACTTCCAGCTATGGTGCGGTTCCTTTCGGAATGGGACAACAAGTGTGGGATGACACCCGAGGGCTCAGCCCTTATCTTGCTAGTCAAGAAAAGTTGTGGTCATCGATGCTTGGATTGGAATTGTATCAGACTTGCCGCGAAGACCTTGTTGGTCCAGGTAAGTTACTGGCTCTTTTTGAGTCTATCGCCGATGCTTACAATGAGAAGCATGAATACATGGCTTGGTTTAGCCCTGTAACAGGGTTTCCGGTAGTTCAGCACTATCGCCAACCTTTGTCAACCCGAACTTGGCTGTCTTATGGAGAAAATCGCTTTCATGTTGTTGTTGAAAATTGGGAGGAAGCTACTCTTGACAAGGACTCACAACGTCTTGGTGCGTCTCCAAACATTGTGCACAGTCTTGATGCTACCCACATGACCATGGTTATTTGTGCTGCGTACTTTGATGTGGCAGCAATACACGACTCTTGGGGCTGTGTGGCTGGAAACATGGAGAAACTTTTTGTCTTGATCCGAGAAAAATTTGTAGAGTTGTATGAGAAAGACCCTTTGAAGCAGATTCTGTCGCAGCTAGATGCTGAGACAATGATGCCAAAAAGAGGTAGCCTACAGTTGGAAGGAGTGCTTGAGAGTGACTACTGCTTCTGCTGAAATCACTATCTATGGCTACATTGAAGTAGATGAGTCGGATAATTTTCATCAAGAGTTCTTTACTACAAAGAGGTTGGAAGACTATTTTTCCTATGTAGAGAATGTTCCTACCCTCACTCCAAGTAGTATCTTGACTTTTCGATCTCAGGATGATCTCGACATGGAGTGTCTGCTTGTTCTTGACTGGGACTATTATTTTAATCCAGAGTCCAATCACGACGACTACTGGGGAGAGTTGGTGCTGAAATGACTGAGAAGAACTGGGGTTGTATAAACTGTTCAGGTTGGGACTGTGCTTGTGACAAACCCAAGACTGTTGAGTTGACTCCTGAACGATACCAAGAGTTGCTTGACGCTGAGGATAAACTTATTAAACTTGAGGCAGGAGGTGTTGACAACTGGGATGGGTATGAGTTTTGTTTTGAGGAAGAATGATGAGAAGACCACTTGTTTAGGTTGCTCCACGAGAACACAGTGCTTGTTGGTGCTGCCCAGGCCACGACAAGTTTCCCACAGAGACCTACCGTAACAGACGGTCCAAACACGCTCGGGCTCGCGATCGACAGATTGAAAACCAACTTGTAAGAACAATACAGAAAAGGACACTGAAACATGCGGTTGACCAAGGCAATTATTACGGCAATTACTAAAGTAAAACAAGAAGAAAAAGTAAACAATGTTCTTACGTTGGACTTCCAGGCTGCCCTCAACAAGGCAGTAGGTTTATCTTGGAGTGACTTCAATACAATTCGAAAAATTGAAGATTCAATGTTAGAGGGTAGAATTCTACAATACTACAAAGGTTTTTATGGCTTTTACAATTCAAATAACCAATATGCTACCTTGGTTTTTGATGGTGTTGTCTATGTTCCTTTTAACATAAGTACAAACACTATTCGATCTGTTTGCGGTAGCTTTATCACAAAAGAGGTTGTTAAGGACTGGGCTACAGTGTTGTCAGCCTTCACAAACGTTGAAGCAGCCATTGCAGTTTATCCTGAGTTGAAGCCTCGGTTTGTGGCCTTGTTTGGGGAGGTGTTCTGATGGCTAAGTTTATGGTGGTGTGCAAGTTAGAAACAACTGTTGTTGTTGAAGCAGGTAGCCCTAGCGAAGCTATCGACCGTTGGGGGCAATTACAAGAAGAAGGTCTTCTGACTCTTGACCATTATGTGATAGATCAAGATGAACCTTATACAATTCAAGTAGATAATCAGACAAAGGAGACTATTAGTGTCTAAATGGGCTAATGAACCTTACGTGTCGAGTCCTTTTGTAGTATATGGCTACGTGGCAGATGGCGGTGATGGGTCTTATAGTATTTTCTGGCTTGATGGGAAAATAGAAGATCACACAGATGAAGATTATATTGAAGGAGTGTCTGACGGAGACGGACTAAGCTATCGATCAAAACTGACTTTTGATTCCAAAGAGGCAGCTATAAAAGCTGGTATTCGATACGAGCCAGTCCTGAACTGGCTGCAAGAGCATGGAATTAAAACAAGGGAAGTTTGATGTCACTAACTTTTCTGCAGCATACCTACATTGCGCGCTGAAATTGAATTTTGAAAGCACCAGGTAGCTATAAAGAGGAACAAAATCAATGAGCACTATTGAACTCCATGACTACAATCCGACCTCTAAATCTGGGTCCAAAGGAATCTTTTTGTCTGTAGGGCCTGAGCGGCGGCGCAAGGTTTATCGCATTACGTCAAAGACTGGCCGTGCGCTGTTTCTCAAGTATGCGTCGCGCTGGAACACAATGCAAGTTCATAACTACCATCATCTAGGTGTTGGTCTTCGAATTACCAAAAATTTGAAATGCTCTTACCTAGGCAAAGTCATTTCTACCCGCAAAGCCTTCAAGCTTATTGCTAACAGCTGAGGACTGGTTTTACAGTCCAACTTTATTTTAACGAAACATATAGGAAAACAAATTAATGCCGATTATTCAAGACGTGTCTGTGTTTTGGGTCAAACTGAATCCCGCTAAGCCGGAACGTTACCAAGGAAAAGGTCCTGCAAAGAACACTGTTCAAATCCGAGTGTATGAACGTGCCAAAAAAGATCAACTGGAAAAAGAGTACGGATTTAAATTCACTCCCAAGGAAGATGCTACGACTGGTAAACTCTATTATCAGACCTCAATCTCCGCGTTTACCTATGGGACTGATGCCGACAAAAACGAAGACACTAACAACCAAAACAAGCCTGTCGAGGTTCGGACTGCCGATCTTCGCCCTCTTGACCCTGACACAGTAGGTAATGGTTCGATTGCAAACATTCGCTTCCGTATGAAGGACGATAAGTCTTCGCGTACCATTACCGGTATGCAAGTAACGAAGCTCGTTGTCTACAAGGGTCGTGAAGAAGAAGAATTCACTCGTTCTGACAACTTTGAAATCATTGGTGATGCTGGTGACAGCACAGGGGAAGAGTATTGAACTCAGTTTACCTTGCAGGCCCCATGGAAGGGGTTGATAAGGTAGTAGCAAACGCCTGGCGGGTAACTGTCAGGCGCGAGCTTGCCTTATCTGGAATAAACACCTTGGATCCTGCTAGACGACAAAGATACCACGACCAACCACCGTCTCTAAACTTGTCCAGAAAGATAGTTTCCCTTGACCTGCACGACATAAGTTCTTGTCGGCTAGTCTTGGCAAATCTATCCGAGCTGGGGGGAGGCCGTGCTTGGGGCACTGTTATGGAAGTTGCCTTGGCGGCTTACCACTTTCGAAAACCCGTAATTGTTCTTGCAGAAAAGGACTTCAAACATCCCTTCATTGAAACTTTCGCTACTGAGCTGGTCTATGATCTAAATGAAGCAATAGCTTCCTGCAAAGGTTACTTTCAATGAGCCAAAATCACGTCAGATATGAGCTGGTGGATACACAGCTTGACGGGCTACTGATGAAGACAAAGTACCACCACAAACTTGAAAAACACTACGAAAAGATTATTCGTAGAGCTCCGCAGCTGGAAGGCTATATCTGTCTTCGTGTTATTCTTGTGCGATCAAATCTTCTCTGGTTCACACCAAGATTGGAAGATTTTCAAAAATTCAGACAGAACTTTGTGACAGCGTATATTGCAACAGAAGAAGTGGAATGACAATGGCAGATCCAATTAATCCTGACTACTATAAAGGAGTTCTTGTAATTCCTAAGCATCGCCTAGCAGAGTTCACCACACCCAGTGGTGACATCTCTCTGGAATACATGGATCTGATGGAGTTTGTCATGACTCCAGACCAGTTTGAAGGTCACTTGAAGGGGCAAGTATGGAAGTACTTGCTCCGTCTTGGAGGCAAAGATGACCCAGTTCAAGAAGTTAAAAAATCTAGCTGGTACTTGACTCGTCTTGTGAAGTTTATTACAGGGAAAAAGTAATGAAAATTCCTGCTGAGCGATTGTATTCAGTTGCAGAAAAAATCTTTTCGGAAACACCTGTGCAGATCGGGGAAGAAAAAAAGGTGAAAATGTTTAACCGAGGAGCTTATCTTGCAGGAGGGGCTATTGTAAACACTCTTCTCGGTAGTGAGCCCAACGATTATGACATCTTCTTTCGTGACAAAGACTTGGCATTGGACTTTGCTAGAGCAGCGGTAAGGGGGCTGCCAGTGACTGCTTCGGTTGTGCAGGTTAATGACAAGGTTGATCGGGTTGTACTTGAAGCAAACTTCAGCACTATTAATCGTATATTGAAGGCTGACAAGAAAAATGAATTGTCTTTTGTATCAAATACTGCCTTGAGCTACAAGAATAAGCTTCAAGTCATCACGGCCTTCATCGGAGAGCCCGAAGATGTCTTTAAGTTCTTTGACTATGAGCACTGCAAGGTCTATATGGACTTTAACATTGTCGAAGAAAAGTTTGTGGTTGGGGATGAACAAACTATCTCTGCAATTCTCACCAAGGATCTGATTTATACAGGCGGGTCTAAGTACATCCTGTCTGCACTCATGCGATCTCAAAAGTTTGCAAAGAGAGGATGGAGCATGAAGCTTAGCTCTGCTCTTCGTTTGTCAAAAGGTCTTGGTGAGATTGACTTGACAAACAAAAAAGAGTTGAAAGAACAGTTGATTAGCTTTTACGGGTTGTCTGATGCAGCAGATGACTTGTTGAACCAAGCTACTCGACTAGATGATTTTTCGTCAATTGATTTTGACAAATTGATTACAGTATTGGAAGGCGTTTACAAATGATTGAGACTGTTGTTGTTGTGGAAAAAGGAACGAAGTACGAGTCCGGAGTTGGTTACACCGGTGCTGTTTTGTCTCGGTTGGGATTCCCCGAAGGACCCTATACTCCCAAGATTGCAAAGATTTTTGTGAGCCAGGCACGCTCTGTTGACTCTACCTTGAAGTTTGAGATCAAGCCTTACCGAGTCTAAACAACTCTTGGCCAGTGGGAGACTGCTGGCCAACCAAATAGAAAGGTAATAATTGAAAAGACGAGTAGTATATGATATTGAGACTAACGGGCTGCAATCAACAGTAGACACACTGTGGATTGTGGTCGCCTACGACATTGATGAAAAAAAGTATTACACCTTTACTGACTGTGAAGACAACGACACTCGACAACCTTTGTCAGACTTGATCCCTTTCCTTGACGATTGCAGGGTCTTGATTGCTCACAATCAGATGATGTATGACATTCCTGTTCTGCGCAAACTGATTGGTTGGATTCCTTCTCCTGATGTTGTGTTCTATGACACAATGATCTTGTCACAAGTTCTAAACTATAAACGATTTGGCTTTGGCCACAGCCTGGCTAAGTGGGGTGAGTTTTTAAACTATGCCAAGGTAGAGCATGAAGAGTGGAATCGTTATTCTCCCGAAATGAGAAAACGCTGCCAAGTCGACGTAGAGCTTAACGTAAAAGTTTGGGAGCACTTGTCAGCTGAACTGCAATCACGAAAGAACAAAGAAACTCTTAAACTAGGCATCAGAGGCGAGCATTACGCCTCTTATTTTACTGGACGAGCAAACGCGGGTGGCTGGCCTTTTGACGTTGAAGCTGCTAAGCTGCTGCTGACTCGTATTGGTCATGAGCTGTTGCTGATCAAGGAAGTAGTCGAGCCTCAGTTGAAGCTCAAGATTGCTCAACTTGATAATAATCCTGAGTTCAAGTCTCCTGCTTGGATCAAGAATGGAGACTACGCAGCAAGAACTGCTGGTTGGTTTGAAATTTCCCCTAGGCTTGGCCAGGAAGAAGATCGCCCTATCTGGGGTGACTACTGCCGAGTTCAAGCAGTAAAACCAGACATTGGTTCGATGGAATCTGTGAAGGGCTTGCTTTTTAGCCTTGGTTGGGTTCCTGATGAGTACAATTATGTAAAAAACGCTGCTGGAAAACTTATCCAGTCTACTCCGAAATTGACAGAGTCTAGCCTAGAGCCTCTTGGTAAAATCGGAGAAATGATTGGTGATTTTTATTCTCTTCGCGCAAGACACTCCGTTCTTCAAACCTGGATTGATTCTGTTGTTGACGGTAGGTTGCATGGAGACTGTTTTGTCATAGGAACACCCACTGGTAGAGCACGACACGAAATCATTGCCAACATTCCGTCAGCTGACGCTAAGTATGGCCCTGAGATTAGAGCCTTGTTCATTGCTCCACCTGGTTATGTTGTTGTTGGTGTTGACTCAAAAGGGAATCAGAACAGAGCTCTAGCTCATTACCTAAACAACAAAGATTACACCGAGGCTGTTTGCACCGGTGATATCCATGAATACAACAAGGGAATTCTAGAAACAATTCTAGGCAATATGGGAGCGGCAGGTCGTAAAAAAGCCAAGGCCTTCTTCTATGCTCTTATCTTTGCTGGAGGTGCTGGAAAGCTTGCACTTATCACTACAGGTAAAAGAGACCCTGTTCGTGGTAGTGTAATCAAGGAGTCTTTTCTCAAGGGAATTCCAGGTCTTAAAAAGCTGGTTAGCTCTCTTGAAGACATGTTTACAGTTACCCAAGAGAAAACTGGAAAGGGGTACATCCTTGCTCTTGACGGTCGACCTATCTTCATGGAAGCAGCTCGGCTAGCGCTGAACTACTTGCTTCAATCTTTTGAGAAGATTACAGTTTCTTTGTCCATTCAACAAGTGGTTGAAGAGCTGGACCGTGGTAGGTTTGATTGGCAACCGCTGATTTTCTACCATGACGAAATTCAGTTCTATGTTAAAGAGGATCAAGCCGAAGCTGCAAAGGAAATTGGCTTGAAGGCGTTCAAGGAAGCACCTAATAAACTCGGAGTCTCTATCATGGAAGGCTCTGCAGCAATAGGTAAAAACTGGTTCGAAACTCACTGAGGTAAAAATGACGTATGTAGAAACAGCCTTTGACTACCCCACCGTTGCCCAATTTGATGAAGAAGCAGCTCGGGTGGTTAATGTAGAAGATGCTCAGTTGGGGGTACTACTTTACCTGCTGGTGTCTTACATCTACAAAAAAGACAACATCGAGTGTATGACAAGGGAGCGTTTCTACTCGCTTTGCGGTTTTCTTGAAGATCACATTAGTCAACTGCCGGATAACAGTGCGAAGTTGATCAAGAAAGAGGATCTTGCAAAACGTGTCTGCACCTTGGTTATTCCAAGGAGCAAAGGGGAGTACTACGTGAAAGGCAAGGAGATGCCTCCTGATCTTGACAAGAAGGCATTTCGTTACCTGCACAGTTTTAACTTTGGTTCAAAAGCAGAAAGTTGGGAGACTATTGAAGCTAGCACTGATTGATGGTGACGTTCTTCTACACTGGTCTATGTGGAAAACACAGTCTGTAGAAGAAGCTATTGAACGATACAATTTTACATTGAATGAATGGGTAGAGGGGGTCTTTACATACGACTATCTAGTGTGTCTAGGCCCTCTTGACGGAAAGAACTTCCGAGATGACCTCTGGCCCCTGTACAAACAAACCGCTTCCAGGGTATCTGGACGAGGGACAAGACCGGATCATCAACCTGCTTTTAAGGGCTGGGTTTACGATCAAAAAAACACGGTGATTGCTGACAACATCGAGGCGGATGATTTGCTTGGTATTTACAGCAACCAAGTAGACTCAGTGATTATCAGTGTTGATAAAGACCTGAACCAACTCGAGGGTTTTCACTACAATCCAAACCAAGGTGGGTTGTATTACCAAGACGAAGTTGGCTCAAAGAAGTTCTTGCTTGAACAGCTAGTCAAGGGAGACCCAATAGATAAAATCCCAGGGATACCTGGTATGGGAGATAAGAAAGCCAGAGCCTACCTAGAGCCTGCAGGAGACAACGTTCCTCAAGCTGCCGCCATGGTTCAGGATTTGTACACTAAGACGTACGGAGAAGAAGCAGAGTCTGCCCTCTTGTTTAATGGCAAACTCCTATATTTGATGAGAAAAGATTATGATTGGTTTACAATGAAAACCTTTCAGGAATTGTTTACACAAGGATTGTAATGAACAACAAAGAGGTAAATGTCTGATACTGGCCATTGGTCCGCTCAGGGTCTCAATCTAGACCCTGTCAAAGCGGTAGGCTTTGTATACATGATTATCGATCTTGATACCAATCAAAAGTATATTGGTAAGAAGAACTTCACTGGACGAGGAAAACTTAATAAAGGAGAGCCATCTAACTGGAAAAGCTACAGCAGCTCTAGCAAGTACGTTCAACAAATGATCTCTGAAAAAGGAGAAGACAGATTTAAGTTCATCATCTTAGAGCAATACTTTACAGTAGGAGGTCTTACTTTTGCCGAAACTTGGTCTCAAATTGTTTGTGAAACCCCTTGTAACAACGATGAGTTTCTAAATCGATTTATCGACAAGATCACGTTCAAGGTAACAGAACCAGTAAGTCTCCATCACCGAAACCGATTGAAGTACTATCTGAGGAAATACAAATATGAAAAAACAGCTAAACCTGTTGAACCTGCAAGTGACGATTGAGTGGCTACAGTCGAGGTTCAAGACTAAAACCCCAGCATTGAAGTCATTGATGAAAGAGCTACTTGATGAAGAACTAGAACTATTGGAAATCAAGGAATAAAAGTATGCCTGTTAAATACTTAGAGTTCTACACAAGACAGTTTGTTGCTTCAAACCAAGATGCATTTTTTGTCTTTGGTGATAATGAAGCTCGGTGCGGAATTCAAGGTCAAGCACGTGCATGTCGTGGTTTTATGAACACTATAGGTATTACCACTAAAAAGTTTCCAGGCAACAAAGCAGAAGACTATTATGACAAAGAGTCTTTTCATGCCTGGTACAATTTCAATCAAACGGCTTTGCAGAGAATTGCTGACTTGTTGTGGATCAATAAGGCGGTAGTTTATTTTCCAAAAGACGGCATCGGTACAGGGTTTGCGCAGTTGGCTCAACGTTGTCCCGAAATACTACAGTTTATCAAACGTTGGACAGTAGGAATGGAACAGGTAGGAGAAGCTGGAAATGTTTAAACACACCTGCGAGTACAAGGATTGCTGCAAGTTTTTGAAAACTACCAACAGGTATGATATTTATATCACAGCTGGTGGTGAAGCAGTCTTGATGAGATACTCTGACGAACCTGATGGTTTTTTCTTGTTCTCTCTGAAAAGGTGCGAAGAAAGCTCTGACCCTAGTTTAGTTTATGCAGCAAAGTTAGTAATGGAATTTAAACAAGAAATTACTCTACATTAAGGAGAGTCAATGGGGCGTATTGTAAAGCGAAATCAACCATGCCTGCGGTGCAAGTCTTCAGACGCATTGCAGGTTTTTGAGGATGGTGGAGCTAAATGTTTTTCTTGCGGAGCTGCATTCAATTTTGAAAAAGAGTATGCAGCTAAGAATGGTACTGCTGTACAGTGGAAAGAAGATAATTTCCGGCGTAACCATTTTAAAAAAGAGCTGACAATCGAGGACATCTTGTCTTTGCCCGAAAGGGGTATCAAGGATAGACTGATCACCAGAGAAGTTGCTAAGTTTTTTGGTGTTCGGGCCAGCTACTTGCCTGATGGGACGGTTGAACGGTTTTATTTTCCCTTTACAAAGCAAGGAACCAACGAAATTGTTGGTTTCAAGATGAAAAATCCAGCTGAGAAGCACGATATGCTAACAATGGGTTCACCTAAAAACCTGTTTGGCATCGAGCATTTTCTCAATGGAGGTAAGCGTATTGTCCTGACAGAGGGGGAAGAAGATACCCTTGCTGTTGCCCAGATGTCAATGAACCAGTACAACACTATTTACCCTGTTGCGTCCATGGGTGGTGTTAATCAATTAAGTTACCTTCTTGATAACCGTGATATTCTAAGGAAGTTTGACGAGATTGTAATCTGGTTTGATGCTGATGAGCAAGGAATCAAGGCCTCAACAGAAGCAGCTAAAATCCTAGGAGCAGACAAGTGTAAGATTGTTTCTTCAAATGAGAAAGATGCTTGCGACACTCTTCGCAAGTTTGGCTCAGACTCTAAGGCTGGTTGGCGCTATATTTGGGATGCAAAACCATACAGTCCTGCGGGTATTGTTCACGGAGAAGATACTTGGGCTAAGTATCAAGAATTCAAAAACCTAAAGTTTATTCCTTGGCCACCTTTCCTGACAAAACTAGGTCGAATGACCTATGGTCGAGCGTTGAAGACAATCACCTTGTTTGCTGCAGGAACTGGTGTTGGTAAGTCAACTCTTTTGCGAGAAGATTTTATTCACCTGTTAGAAACAACCGACTACAAGATTGGTTGTATCTTTCTGGAAGAAGACGTAGGTGAGACTACTGCTGCTATAATGGGTATGCATCTTAACCGGCGATTAGGGCTCCCAGGAGTAGAGATAACCCCGGAGGAAGAGCTAGAAGCTTGGCAAGCCACAATTGGCCAGCCTGGTCGTGTGATGCTGCTTGACCACCAAGGCTCTGTGTCTGATGGTTCCTTGATTGACAAAATCGAGTTCATGGCCTTGTCTGGTTGTCGTTGTATTTACCTCGACCACATCACAATTGCAGTGAGTGATACAGAAGACACGAATGTTAACACAGCCATTGATAAGTTCATGTCAGAGCTGTTGAAACTTGTAAAGAGACACGAAGTTTGGATTGGTGTTGTTTCCCACTTGCGTAAGGTGAAGTCAGGCGAAGATTCTTTTGAAACGGGTGCTCCAATTAGTGAAGATGATCTCAAAGGATCAGGTTCCTTGAAACAAATTAGTTTTCAGACCATTGCCTTGTCGCGTAACAAAATGTCTGAGAACGAAGCGGTTAGGCATAGAACAGATCTTTACCTGTTGAAAGATCGAAAGACAGGTGAAACAGGCCCTGCTGGTGCCTACAGCTTTGTGGGATCAACAGGACGATTGAAAGAAGCGGTTGTAACAGAACAGGAGTTTGAGTTTATAAATTGATTAGAGATCTTCAAAAAGTACAGGATTTTGACGAAGTAGTTCGTCTTGCAACTTCTTTTTACCAAGAACAAGAAACAAAGTTTACTCTTGATACAGACGGTATGCGGTTGCTGCTACAGCAAGCAATGATCCCTGAACTGTCAATCTATTTCTGTAAACTTCTCGAACACGAAGAAACTGTCCAAGGATTTATCTTTGGAGTGTTGGGTCGACCAGCTTACTTTAAAGAGGTTATTGCAGCCGAGCTGGCTTGGTACGTGGCTCCTGCTGCACGAGGCGGTCCGTCCTCTGTAAAGTTGCTTCGAGCTTTTGAAGACTGGGCAAAGTATCGTGGTGCAGACTACGTAGCCCTGTCGCACCTAGGTGACCCAATGATTGACAACTTGTACCAGCGTTATGGCTACGCTTTGAAAGAACATGTCTACGTAAAGGGAATGTGATGGCTCGCGAATGTTTTGTTATCTCTGACACACACTTTGGTCACAAGAACATCTTGAAGTTTACAGGAGCAAATGATGAGTTGATTCGTCCTTTTGACTCTGTGGAAGAGATGGACGAACACATGGTTGAACGATGGAATTCTGTGGTTGGAAAAGGAGACATTGTTTACCACCTTGGTGATGTCTTCATGGGCTCTAAAACCTCTTTCGACAAAGTCTGGTCGAGGTTGAAGGGTTCTAAGAACCTGGTCATTGGTAATCACGATGACATTCGCTACTTGTCTTCCGGGGGTTACTTCAAAGAAATCTGTATGTGGAAGAAGATGACCTACTTTGGTCTGTTGTTGACTCATGTTCCTGTTCATTTGTCAACAATACAGCACCCTGGCAAAGAACCTTGGGGTGTCAATGTTCATGGGCATATCCATGAAAAACCTAGTCCAGCAGGCCCCTACTGCTGTGTTTCTGTTGAACAAGTTGGCTACGTGCCAGTAAGCATCGATCAACTTCGGGTGAAGTAATGCGAAAAGCTGACTACAATGACAAGGTTAAAAACTTAATAAAGGAAAACAAACATGAGTTTGGGCTAAGGATTTTTGCCATACATTGCTACTGCCACTGCTTCCAAGACTACGAGGTGTTGAACAATAGAAGCCTTACACAGTTGTGTGGGTTCTTGTATCGAAACTACGATAAACTTGAGGAGTCAGAGCTACAGCAATGGCTGTTGAGAATAGATTTGATCCAGGGTAACACTCTGTTTATACCTGAAGACAAGTACCCTGTGTCTATTAGAAATCTAGCCAAGGTGGCATCGAGGTAATCATGGAAGACTACATGGTCTTGTCGGATAACTATATTGATTATCTGATTGGCACTTGCAACTACCGCAGGTTGGCTACCTTGTTGGCCTGTGACTCCTACGGTTATCTGTTCAATGATCGTAGGTTGTTGAACGATGCCTGTCTTGAAAAAATCAATTTCTTTCTGTATGATAATTACTGGGATATCCCTGGCTGCCCAGCAAAAAAACTTATAACCTCAGAGGCGTTATTGCAGGATTCTGTGGAGGGAGACTACCACCTGATTTTGTTCGAGAGTGATTTTCCATACTCTTTGGCAAATCAGTACTACGAGCAAGTATATGCTCTCGACAACGATTTTTCTGACGTATAACAAAAGGATTACTATGGGACTATTCGACAAACAAACAGCTAGAAAACCAAATCTCTACCCGGAAACAGAACAGTTCATTTCAGCTATGTGGACTGGCTTCTGGACTCCTAATGAGTTCTCCTTCAAATCCGATTACAATCAGTTCAAGAGTAATTTGAGCGAGCAAGAGCAAGGTATTGTTACCAGAACGCTCTCAGCAATTGGACAAATTGAAGTTGCAGTAAAGACTTTTTGGGCAAGGCTTGGGGATCATTTGCCCCACCCAAGCATCAAAGACCTTGGATACGTTATGGCTAACTCGGAGGTTGTTCACAACATTGCCTACGAGAAGCTACTGACTGTTCTCGGTCTTGAACGAATATTTGAAGAAAACCTGAAAGAAGGGGTTGTAGCAAGACGTGTAGACTACCTCCAGAAATACCTGGAAAAAGTCTACAAAGACAATCGAAAACAATACATCTACGCTATCTGCCTCTTCACTTTGTTTGTGGAAAACGTTTCTCTGTTCAGCCAGTTCTACACTATTCTTCATTTCAATCGTTTTGATAATGTCTTGAAGGATACGGCTCAACAAATTCAGTACACCAGAAACGAAGAAATGCTCCATGCTCAGGTAGGTATTTTTCTGATCAACAAGCTCAGAGAAGAGTATCCTGACTTGTTTGATCAAGAGCTGATGGAGAGAATTGTAAACGAATGCAAGTCAGCCTTTGAAGCAGAGTCGCAGGTCATTGACTGGATTCTCCAAGGCTACACAAACAAGTATTTGTCAGCACCAACGCTGAAAGCTTATATTAAACGCAGGCTTAATGACTCTCTAAACCAGATTGGTTTTGTTGGTGGGTTGGCCGAAACAGAGCAAGATTTGGCTCTGATTAAGACTACACTGTGGATGGAAGAAGAAACTCTCGGGGGTAATAAAACAGATTTCTTCCATAAACGTCCAGTAGATTACGCAAAAAACATTGGTGGGTTCGATTTGGAGGATCTCTTTGGCTAATAAACTACAACCTTGGTATTGGGTAAATGAAGACACAGTAGACTTCATGTCACGAGGCTACCTTCTACCAGGAGAAACTGTGCAAGAACGTGTTCGGTCCATCGGGGATCGAGCAGAGTTTCTGCTAAAAGAAAGTTGCCTTAATGCAGCAGATCGATCTCGTTTCAACGGCTACTCTGACAAATTCGTTGACTACATGGCAGCAGGCTACTACAGTCTTGCTAGCCCAATTTGGAGCAATTTTGGTAGGACTGGGCTCCCTATTTCTTGTAATGGTGTTTTTATTTCAGATACCATGGCTTCAATTCTTGAGAAGTTTTCTGAAATTGGCATGCAAACTAAGTATGGTGCTGGCACTTCTGCCTATTTGGGAGCGATTCGCCCTAGGGGTTCTGCTATTACTGGCGCTGGTTTCGCTGATGGGCCGTTGAACTTTGCGGAAATTGGTCAAACAATTACATCGGTAATCAGTCAAGGTGCTGTGCGAAGAGGTAACCTTGCTGTATATCTTGATGTTGACCACCCTGACATTGAAGAGTGGTTGACTATTCGTGAAGAAGGCTCTCCAATTCAAACTCTATCCTATGGTGTTTGTCTGAGTGACTCGTTCATGACTCGTGTCTCCAAACGAGAACGAGAAGCTTCGCTCCTGTGGCTTCGAATTCTTCGTAACCGAGCCGAGACAGGTTACCCCTACCTGTTCTTCTCCGACAACGCCAATCACGGGGCACCGCAAGTCTACAAAGACAAAGGTATGAGGATTTGGGCTTCAAACCTTTGCACTGAAATTATGTTGGCTTCCAGCGAAGACTCTAGCTTTGTTTGCGACCTTTCTTCAATGGACATCTTCACCTGGGAAAACTGGCGGGAGATTCCTGACTCGGTGGAAGTGCTTGCCTTGCTACTTGATGCTGTTATGTCAGAATACATTACAAAAACTGACAACATTAAGTTCATGGAGGCTTCCAATCGCTTTGCTCGTACACAGCGAGCTCTTGGCATCGGAACCCTTGGGTATCACTCCTACCTGCAGTCGATTAATGTTGCCTTTGAGTCTGAAGAAGCTCGAGCAGTCAACGAAGCAGTTCACTCTTGGATTTCAGACAAGGCGGCTGCAGCTACATCAATGATGGCTGAGCTGTTTGGTGAGCCTGAGCTGCTTGTAGGGACTGGAAACCGTAATGTAACCATGATGGCTATTGCTCCGACAACGAGCTCTAGTTTTATCAAGGGAGCAGTTTCTCCGTCAATTGAACCACTTCATTCAAACTATTTTACCAAGGATCTTGCCAAGGGGAAATACACTTACCGCAACCCTGAACTGAATCGGGTTCTGACTGCTCATGTTCAAAACACCGAAGAAGTGTGGTCGTCAATTTTGGTTAGGAAAGGTTCTGTTCAACATCTTGACTTCTTGTCTAGTCATGAAAAAGATGTGTTTAAGACCTTCGGTGAAATTTCTCAACTGGAAATTGTTATCCAGGCTGCAGATCGCCAAGGTTTCATTGACCAAGCTCAGTCACTCAATCTTATGATTCACCCGAAAACCCCTGTAAAGGATGTTTCGTCGCTGTATCTTACTGCTTGGCAACTTGGTCTAAAGTCTTTGTACTATCAACATTCAACCAACCCTGTTCAGGAGCTTGTTGCAAGTTTGGTCTCCTGCACTAGCTGTGAGGCTTAATGGAATCAATTTATATTAGGGTTGTTGGAAGAACAACTCCTGTTTGTGCATATTGTGAGTTGGCTAAAAAGCTCCTTGAGAGGAAAGGGCTAGCCTATGAGTTTGTTGAACTCGCAACTTCACCTGAATACCAGAACCTGTTTGCAGAGCTTGGTATCAGAACTGTCCCTGCAATCTTTCTTGACTCAGAGTACCTAGGAGGCTACACTGAACTACTAGCCTATGTCTAAGCTAAAGGCCCAGATTACTGGGCTTTTTTCTCATTTTAGCAAAGAGGTTATCTTGGCTACCATTCAAGAGTACATTAACCAACACGAAGCTGGTGTGTTTGGAATCAAACAAAAGATTTCCAGTGTCAAGGCAAGTTTGCTGCCAGAGAAAGGAGAAATGTATCAAGGTGATGGTCCTTGTCATTATTTCTTGCTACCCGCTGCTCAGTCTATGGTAAGGAAGACAAAGATTCTAGGGGTAGTCACCCACAGCACTAAAGACCTGTCAAACTATACTAGTATCGTAGCTTACTACGACTGGTTGTTGAACAGATCCTTGTTGAGGGATTGCTACATCACAAAAAAGGCAGAAGTAGCTGCTAAACACGGGGTGATTCAACGAATTGATCTTGAAGCAAACCTCTTCTTGCTTGCAGCACAGCTGGCCCGCTGGCCTTGGACTGAGTATGAGGTCTACGTAGAACCTTTTGACCGTCTCGTGAAAGATGGTTATAAGCTTCCTTGGTTGTTGCAGCTTGCCTTGGTTACGAGTGGCCAACTGTGCTTGTCTAACGATAAGCTCTATTGGGTTGCAGGAGCCCAAAGCCATACTAGCCATTCTTTGTTTGGCACAGGGACTTCCCATCATTTGCCTTGGTCTGTGCAGATGAACTACCTTGGGGGACTTAAGAATCTGTGTAGAAGTGAACTGCAACAAGGTTTTCAGGGTATCTCCTTTTTGAAGGGTAGAAAACTCTTTGGGATGGATAGTAGCATCTGTGTCAAAAACTGGGATGGCTACGCAACAAAACTTTTGCTTGGTGAGATCAACGGAGAGATTATTCCAGTCAGGGATTACCACGGCAAAAATCAAACCCGTGTAGGAGGTAGAACAGAAGAGATCGAACCGGCATACCAATACTTCTGGGAGCAAGCAGTTAGCCAGCTGCCTAGCTCCAACAAAGCCAGCATCTCTAAGATCTCGGTAGATCTTCCGTGGTTTGAAAACTTCGTGGCGAAAAACAACATAACAACTGGAATGTGAACAAGATGAAAACCTTTACAATGTCGCACCCTGACTTCAACGTTGCCAGCTGGGTTGAAGATGCTCTGGGTTGGAAACCTGCCAAGCAAGATGCAGGTGGCCCGCTCCCTGACTTTCTAATCCTTCCGGGAGGGGCTGATGTGAACCCCATTCTGTATGGAGAGAAAGCCCACCGTTTTACCTCCCCTGCCCCTTTGAACCGTGACTACAATGAGTTTGAGTCAATTCTCCGCTACCGGCTGCAAGGTGTTCCAATGATCGGTATTTGCAGGGGAATGCAGATGCTTCATATTTCTACAGGAGGTCG